AGCCGTAGATTGGTGCCATGATGCCATCTGCTAATCCTTTCAATTGGTTATCTTGTATCTTCCAATACTCTAATTCCCTGATGATCTCTTCAACGGTAAGGATGTCTCCAAGCGCATAGTGAGCATCGAGGAACTCGACGAACTGATTGCGTGCATACCTAACACCATTCAGAAAGCCATCAGAGTAAACACTTGTCTTGAAGCTTTTGATTACTTTGTCTACCTTCTTCTGATTCACTTTAGATCCTCCTTGATTAGCTGTATGGCGCTATCCAATACCCAACAACTTGAGTGCTCGCAAGATAGTTCTATCCCATATTCAAAACAGATTTGAGCAACCAGCTGCTTTATAATGCGATTGCGTTCAATAGTTCGACCTTCGGCAACCCCTAGGTTAAACCCTAAAATTGATAGCTCTGCTATCTGATCCTTATGCTTATCGACTATCTTCTCGAAGTCCATTAGCTTCTACTCCAATCAGCCTTTAGGAATAGGATGGCTGCTCCTAGCCCCAAGAGTCCTAGTGTTGGTTCAGCTATTGCAAACCCGGCGATTGTCACGGATACAACAACTGTTAGTGCCATAGTTATTCTCATTATGTTTAGCAATTTGTTGCCTTTCTGTGTGTGGTATGTCAATTATGGTTATCAACTAGAGGTTTATGTAATTTATCCAAGGTTTGTTATCAAATTGTTATTTATAGACACCTCGAGCGATTAGCTCGCCTCGATGGTGAGTGCCACACTTGGCGCACTTGTATTTTCTGTATCTACCGGCTCCAGACATTTGTGAGCCATGCGGACGAACGTTGCTATCTCCACAGTTCTTGCAGGCTTCAGGTCTGCCCTCGCTTGCTCCAACGTGAGGGTGATTCTTTATCCAGGGAAGCAGAATGTCGTATAGATCCAGGAGAAGGTTTACATCCTGAATCTGGTATTCCTTCATCATCTTCCAGGCTTTAGGGATACCGGCCATGCAGTCCAGCCAAAGCTGAAACCCTGAGTGTTGCACCTTAGCTCCGACCCCTAGCTTTTGGGCTACGTAGTCGAGCTTGTTACTTGGGAACCTGAACTGAGACCTGACGACCTTCATTAGGTCTAATTCGATCCATGGGCTAGGTGGTAAGTAGCCGTTCTCGATAAACTCGCGCTTGATGTGCTTGCTATCGAATGCAGCTGAGTTCCAACCTATTAGAACGTCCGCTTCATCCATGACTTTGTGTAATTCATCCAGCATCGCTTCTTTACCATGATGGTGAACTGACTTGAAGATTACTTTGTCGCTTCCAAGCCATCGAGCTCCCCAGCATAAGACTTCTGTCGAGCGCTCTATCTGTGTTATTGCTATGTTCTGATCCCAGAGTCCCCATACATGGGCCAAGTTCGGTGAGGTCTCTAGATCTAAAAATAGAATCTTCATAGCCTCAAACTAGGCCTCTGCGCTTACGGTCAATCTCCGACACGCCCTGCGTTATCAAACTGTTATCGAATGGTATCAGGCTGATTAGAACACCTGGTTCATGTAAGTCGCTGTAATTCTTTCGGGCAGTTAGATCCACTACATAGCTGTCATCTTTGATTACGCCCGATTGCGTGAGGCTGTCGAATACGGCTCTGGTCAGTTTATCGAGGTCATAGGTTTGAGTTGCGTATTGCCTGGTGACGGTCTTGGGCCTTCGTAGCCAAAAGGTCAAAGACACCGAGACTGCTACATCGAAGCGATTGTCGAACTCCATCATTTTGAGCTCGAGCATCTTCTTCATGTGCTCTCGCCAAGCTGGCAGGTCTTTGTTGGCTTCTACTAGGACTATGTGAGCTCCTCGATTAAATGCCTTCTTAGATCCTTGCGGTCTTGGGTCACCGGCAATAAACAACTCGAACATTAGAACGGGTTATTCTGCGGTATTCCTGGTGGTGGAGCCATGATGTTTATTACGTCTTCGATTGGGGTTGAGCTCTTAGGCTCTGCAGCCTTGATCAGCTCTACTAGCGAATTGTTCAATGAATGCTCAACAACCTGCTTGGTTTCCTGACCGGGCTTGTTGTAAGTTCCGACCTTGGTTCCGAGCGAGCCTTCAGCTTTGATCTCATCGTCCTTCTTGATGTTTGTGCCATTGTCTAGCCAAACAGTCCATAGGCGATTACGTGCTTCGCCCCTGAAGTCGTAGGTCTCCCAGACCTTGAGTCTTGGGTATCCTTCGTTTACTACTTCAGCTACTTTTCCGTAGATTGTAATTACTGCCATTTCTGTGTTTTCCTTTCTAGTGTTCTTTTAAGTTTAAGTTAATTATTAGTTAACTTTAACGCGACATCTACGCCGTCCCGTGACGTCGTGGGTGTCACCCCGATGAGTCTTAAATGACGTCCCGTCTTGCCTTTTTTGACGCCCCGTAGTTTGTGACTCAAAGTGCCGTCGCATCCTTCAGGACAGTCTATCTGGATCCAATACCGGTTTGTGATTCTGTCGAACCGATACCCGATTCCGTCATGTTGCGACATCTCAACTTCACCGAGCTCGACCAGCTTTTGTAGGTTGCGTTGAACTTGCCTAACGGAACACCCGGCTAATGATGCCAGGCGAGATTGTGATGGATAGCAGCCTTCTTCAGGATCATCTCCTAAATGCCACGCCAGAGCCGTCAGGACGGCCCGAGCTGTGCCGGTGCTATGTGAGTGATGCAGAACGGCTGATAAGGCTTCTAGACTCATCCTGTGCCTTCCTAGGGCTATACTGTAAATGCCCATCGTGGTTGGGTGACGCCATAAGCGTCGGGCTGTGACTTTTCTGTGGGTCACAGCCCTTTCACTTTACTTGGCCTTTATGGAATCTGCTAAGCCTTTAATGGCTTCAAGAACATCGTTATCAACTTGTGACTTTAGAGCCGTGTTGTAAATAGTTCTTAGGGTTTCTAGATCTTTATTCGCTGCAGCTTCAGAAGCTTCTTCGATATAGTTCCGAGACTCTCGCGTTGCCTTAATCATCTCTTCTCTCGATGGGCGATTCTTAGAAGTGCTTAGCCCGAGCGTTGCAAGTCCGCGACCGATAGCAGAGCTGGCGCAATTCTCCAAGAAGCTTGCCCGGTTGATGTGTGTCGAGCCTCGAGTCTCATGAGCCCAATCTACTGATGCAGGTCTAACGTCTTCCCGGTCAGTAAAGATTGAAGCTTGAACTACAACTTCGGTTTCGTTGATTAGTTTGATTTCGGTGATGATGCGTCCCTGAGGCCATGTCTTCCAAAACTTCTGGATACGATCGGCCACGGTTTCATAGTTCGATAAGTCAAATGCCATCTGTGTTTTCTCCTATTTGAATGTGATAAAGGGTTTGCCGTTTCGGGCTTGAAGTGAGATTACCTTCTCGCCCTGGTAGAGACCATACTTGATTCCGTTTAGAAATGCTAGAACCGCCGACTTTTGTGCCTGGAGCGCGTTGGCCCAGTAATCGGCTTCAGCCTTAGTCGCAACCAGGTTAGACCAAAGTGATCCAAGCTCCATCTCGCCTTCATGTAAGCCTTCGGATAGCTCTCTAACCGTTTCGTAAGTAGATGTGCTTCCGTCATACTCTGGGGGCTTATTCGATGTCACAAGGCCGTAGAAGGCTCGTACAGCCTTTTTCATGTCCTTCTGAAGGGAATCATCCCAAACCACCTCAAACTCCTTCCAGTCGCCTCCTGCGACCGCTACGACTATACCGCGCTCTAGACCTAGAACTTGAAGGTAATGTTGAACTTGAAGGTTATAGTGCTCCGGTAGCTCATCCCAATACTGCCTGGTGAACTTGATCTCGAGCACTCCGAGCTTGCCATCTTCCCATTCGATGATGCCGTCGGGGTTGGCTTTTAGAATTGGGTTAGCAACGCTCTGCCAGGTTCCGGCCTCATAGACCTTTAGCCAGCCTTCGTTTTGCTCTCGAAATAGTTCTCGAATAGGAGCTTCAAAAGCTGTGCCTAGTTTCATCGGCATCGATGGTTCAATCTCATCGCTTAGTTGGCCGGTCTTCTCGGCCCAAAGCTGATAAGCAGATTTCCATGGTGACTTGCCCATGAGTGCGCCAATGTCGCTACCGCCAATGCCTTCACGTGCAGCGTGCCATTCTTCAGAGTTAGGCTCAAAGGTGCCTAAATACCTGCCGAAGCCTAAAGCTTCTATCTTCTGTGTAATCTCCATGGCCCGATCCTATTGACCGGGTGTGACATTATGGCTGAGGCTGGTCTTCTTTAGCTGTTTGGTAAGCCTCTTGCACCGAAGCTCCAATTCCAAATGCGTCATCGTTAGGGTCTAGTGATCTAACCAATGGGCCTAGGATTCCAGCTATAAGAGCTGAAGCTGTAATCGTTCCAGGATCTTCAATGCCGGCTAGAACCAACGCTCCGACCGCTGCCAATGCAGCTCGAAGGTAGCTCCAAAGTGCCTTGCGTAAGTGCGCCCAAGTTTCTGGTTTCATTATTTGTCCAATCTTGCTTTGATAAATGGAACTGGATCTAGATAGCCTTTGCCGTTTGCATTCCAAGTATAGAACCGACCCGACTGAATCTCGAAGTGTAAGTGAGGCCCGGTTGATTCTCCGGTGTTGCCTGACTCTGCAACCAAGTCTCCCTGGCTAACTTTCTGACCTTTGATGACGGCTAGAGATCCCTTGCGAAGATGCATATAAGTCGCGGTGTAAAACTTGCCAGCATCCTTGAATTGAATCCTAACAATGTAGCCACCGCCAGCAGGT